ATACCAGCACCATACGGATTAGTCGGCATCGATTGTAATGCTTTCATCATTCCACTCCAGTTTCCTCTATCCTGAAAACCATCGTGTAGCATCAAGTCCAAATACTCGTCGTCCATTCCCGCCATATCTGCCGATACACCACCATACGCTCCCTCACCCCTCATCACGGGCAACGGTGCTCCTATCGCAGGGTCATACGGTATATTATCAACTCCTACCCGTCTTGCCCTCACCATCTCTTGCTCATACCTTCTCCGTTCTAACTCTAACGCTTGTCCAACATTTCGCACATTTGCTCCACGCTGCCCTGCCTGTTGTGCTTGTTGTGCTTGTGCCAACGCCTGTTCCGCCGCCAATACATCCAATCGCCTTCCTTCTAACCTACGCCTTATCTGTATCTTCAACCGCTCTATTGCCGCCGTTCTTTCCTGCCTCTCTGGTTGCTGGGGGTCTATTGGTGCTTGTGCTGGTGCTCCTACTGGTGGATATTGCTGTTGATATGCCGCCAAATCTGCTCGATATTGCTCATAAGGACGGGGTTGGCGGGGCACAGCAGTATAAGCGTTAAATTGTGAATTAACGAAAGCGTTAGTTGGTTGCTGACCGACTAACTCGGGTCGGTTTGCCCTGACCCACGCATAAACCGCCTGTCCCGACGCTTGAAGTCGCTGTTGCCTTGCTTGTTGTTGTTGCGGAGTTGCTTGTGGAAGATTGTATGCCTGAAGATAGGCATCAAAAAGTCTATTGGGTATATCTGGAAGAGGTTCTTGAGGTTGTGGTGGTGCTGGTTGTCGCGGGTCTCCTTGTGGAGCGGGTTGGACTGGTTGTCCTATTGGTGCTCCTTGTCTTGGAACATTCTGTCCTACAATAGGAGCAATCGGTAATGCTGCTGGAGCACCCGCTGGTGGTGCGGGTTGAGGAATATTTATCGGGGGTGAAAAACTAACTGGTCGCAGGTCATTATTGTTGATATTGTCATAACTATCCAATACCGCACGAAACTCTGGAATAGGTGTCCCCGCCGCGTGAGCGTTTAATATCTGCTCCAAACTCGGTTTCACACTATCAAACTTCGCCTGTATCGCCTGTTCTTCTCTCGAACTCAATTTACCAGTCCGTCCATACAACCGAACATACGCCGTTGCCCGATTATACGCCGAGAGATATTCACTTATACCCTGTGTCAATTTACCCGCCTCCGCTGGTATTGCCATCGCTGAAACCGCCTGTGATAAGGATGATGCCATCTTATCCAAAAACCCCGATAACTCAAACGCAGTCTTTCGGTCTAACTCATCTGGTCGTAAAAACTCCTCCTTACTCTGCTGGACGAATGGAAAGTTAAGTAAAAATGCCTTCTGTGATGCCCTTGCGTCCTCCCCTAACGCCTCCGCAACCTGTCTGCTACGCATCGCCCTATCCGTATCCGTGCCTCTGTGCCGATTTGCCATTTTCAGTTGTTTATATTCGTTATTCTCCTTTTGTTTTTATTATTAATTTCATATTCATTTCTTATAAAGTCCATTCGCCTTTATGTATTTCACCGCCTCCGCCAGTTTCATACCTTTATCCTTCATCATCTTACTCACAAACGCATTATACGCACTTGCCGTCTTGCCTCCTCCCTTTCCACTATACTCACTCTTCATCTTACTCATCGCACCACCCGTAACTACCCCGTGTAAATTATTCTGTTGGATTAGTGCGTGTTCCCCTCCCGACATCGCCCCTCCCTGACTAACACCCTTCGTCACTCCGTTCAAAATAAGGTTATTTATCTTCTTTGCCGACCGTCCTGTGGTATTCTCCATCTGTGTTCCATCCCATATATTCTGTGAGGCGACCTCATCCACAGCACCCGCCTTCTTCTGTGCCTTCTGTGAATAACCACGCTCCGCAACTATCGCTCCCATCGAATTATCTCCGCTCACCAGCAGTCCCTCACGCTCCTTCTTCGCCGTCTTTCGAGAGATTTTACTACCTCCCTGCCCAATACGGGGTTTATCTCTATTAACCTCCTTCTTTATTTTCTCCTTCCATTCATCAATAAACGGTTGTGTAGCGAGATATGCTACTGGTTCGTATCCCCTAAACTCTGCTGGTAATTGAGCACCGATATATTGTAACAGTTTATCCCTTCCATACTCCGCAATTTCGGGGGCGTTTCGCCTCGCCGCTTCCAATATATCCTTCGCCGCCTGTTTCATTCTATTCTTGATACTATCCGCATCCGCATTCCCATCCAGACTTGTATAACGCTCTCTTTTATGTCTTTCCAAATCTCTCGGGGTTGTCACATAAAATCCATCCTCGTCTTCATATCCCTCGCCCATTTTTGTCGGGGCGGACGAGACCCCTCTACTGTTTTTTGGCACGATTTTCCTCTTCCTTCCACCTATACCTGACCCTACTGGATTACTTGACGGCATATCCCCATACGAAGTCGAACCAGTCGCGGCGTTCAACTGCTCCACCTCCAACTTCGGCGAAAAACCGAGAGAATTAGCGGCAATCGGTTTCGCATCCGCAAACACACCCTCACCACAACCCTTCATTCCCATCCCCATCGACATATTACCCCCCTTCGAACCACGCTTCGCACGAATACTCGCCATATATGCCTTTGCCTCGGGAGAACCCTTCACCAAACGAGCACGACCACCCGAACGACCCGACGGAGCACCATACATTCCACCCGACATTCCCGACGGAGCACCATACATACCACCAACTCCATCACCACCACCTTCACCATAACCCAGCAACTCCAACACACCAGCACCCGCCTCACCATAAGGATTTCCACTTGAAATAAGTGCCTCCTTCAAAGGAGTTCCCACCACATCCAATACTGGTTTTACATAATCCTCCCAAACACCCTTCACCGTATCATACGCCTCACTAATCGCCTCCGTAAAATCACCCCAGTCATTATACCACGCTCCACCATAAAAACCAGCACCACTCTTACCCAATAGGTCTTGAACAAACTCCAACTCTTCTTTCGTAAAATCACGCCCACCACTCGCAACCAATTCAGGGTCTTTCGTCATCCTACCCACCTTCTTACTGTCTTTCATACGGTTTCGCCCACTCTTAAAATCATCGAAGTTCTCAAACCACGCGGCCTCCACCTGTGGCGGGGGCACTTTTCCACTACCATCACTATTACCCACCTGAACTTTCGTTTCCAAAGGAAACTTCGGTTTTCCAGAACCAGACCTCGCTTTGTCTATCACACCAGCATAAGGCACTTCACGATACGGCATCGTCACTCCAACCATCGTCGCAGCATTACCGCCATACCCAGCACCACCATACCCCGCCCCTCCGTGAGTGATTGTTAGTTGTCCTCGCCCACTCAAAACCGTATCCCGCCCAGATATAGCATCACTCGCCATCCCTATCGGGGTGTATCGAAACGCCTGACCCAAATCATCGAGAAAACTACCCCCAAAAGCACTCGCACAACCTTCCATACGATACTCCCTTTCCGCTTGTGAAAGTGCTCGAGGGTGGTTCGCAGCACCCCTCATAACATCGTTGTATTGAGTATCAATTCCGCTATCGCTTCCATACCCCCTACCTACAAAATTGGCGGGAGCGTGTCTCGCGGCCCTTTCCATTATCGCATCATTAATCGAAGCAATCCGTCGGTTATATGCCGTATCCATTTTCCGTTTATAAATTAGTATAAGAATTGTTTTTATGTCTTATACTCATTTTGTCGCTATTATGTAATTATCTCATCAAATCTCTCGGCATTCAGCATCGAGAAGCAAGTTTCATACGACCGCCGATGCCATCACCTTTACCGAGTGCTCCTTTCGCGGCACTCACGGCGTCCAGAATTGCCTCCTGTGCTTTCGGGGCAACATCAGCAACGCTCGTGACGGCGGAACTCTCAACACCACCAACCAGACGCAAATGACGCTCACTCACGGGTTTCATTTCACTCGCGGCGAGGACATCACTCTTCGTGAGAATACCCGTGTAAGTGGAACTGACACCCTGCGATGTGATAAACAAACCAGAATTAACACACATCAACACAATTTCGATGGGTTCGTTTTGTGGTGAGTAATTTTGAACGGTCAAATTGAACTGTAAATTGAAACTACCCAGCGACCCCGCGGCATAGAACTCCTCGACAATAGGGATATCCTGTCCAAAACGCAAAGCAAGAATAGACCCCGAAGTAAGGACTTGCTGAAGACGAGTATTATAATCAGCACCGACAGGGGGGAGATATTTATTAGCATACCCTCGAAACTCCTGCCAAGTCTGGTTCGTGGATTTAGCGGACATACGAAAGAGCGTCTGCTGGTCGGCGTTCGCCAACAAACCAGACTGGTTATTCCAGTTGATAGAAATCTTTGTAATGGGGAAGAAACAATCACTATCGAAGTTCGTCTGCTGGGACATCGGTTTTCTCGCACAAATCACCAACATATCGGGGACTTGATTTAACTGGATGTTATTGCTGGGAATGGTCACTTCAGTAGGGACTAACTCGTTAAGAGCATTAACACCTGCGGCGAGAACAGGTGTGCCTTGTGTAGTCAAATAACGCGGAAAATCAACATAATCGACTACATTTTTCGAGGGCAAAATCTGGGAAGGATGAGGGGTAAGCATCTGGAAAATCAACCGAGAACCCGTAACATCAGCAATCGACACGCTGTAGTTATTACCCATCTGGGCGGCGGTAGCACCACAACGCCACAAACGGGTTGCGGCGGCGGAGATGTTGAAAATGAAGTTCAAGTTGCTCACACCGTAAATCGCCATCTGGTTCGCCGAGAGATTGGCGAAGTGAAATGGCGAGAGAAACAGGGGTTCTTGAGAAGTGAAACGAAGACGCACAACACGAAGAGTGCCATCACCGATAGTCTGTTGATTTCTTACGGCAGTAGCAGGGGTAGTCTCTTGAAGAAAGTCGATACTGTAAGTGCCACGAGACACAAGAGAATTATCGGCGGTCTGTGCCCAAGAACCGTTGCTGTTGTTGTTTGCCCCCAACTGGTCGGGATAATTGCGATAAGTATCAGGTGCCAAAGGAGCAATACCGTTCCAACGAGAAAGAGCACGGTCATCACCATACATACGAAGCAACTGGGGCAACACATCACGAATATTCACCGAAACGCTGTTGTTATTCACCTGAACCTGAAGGGTAGTGGCGGACATATGAAGGGGGAGGGGTGCCAGAGCATCACGATTACCCAAATCAACAAGAAACTCACCCGCGGCGGGAGTGCCTCTAATCTCAAGTTCGTAAGTAGATTGCCAAACGATATTTCGGTCGAGCATCGTCACCTCACTCGGGGTCTGGATTGAATAAGTCTGCGAAGACGCACTTTGAGAAGTAGCGGGGTAAATCTGGGTCGTAACATTCTGTCCTGACTTCACAACACCAAAGGGGAGACTGTCGGTCACCCTCATACGAGCATCTTCCACGAGCACTTTGCGAAAATCTGCTGAACTCATTTTAATCGGTTTTATGAATAATAGTATAACTTTGTTTTTATATATAATTTCAGTTGTAATATTATTCGCCGAGAGATTTTCGTTTAATCAATAGTCGCATTATAAAAATCCTTCCTTCGAAAGAGTATCTTTATAGACGCAGCACAACCCGCGGCCAGATTGAACCGATGTAATCCGCTATATTTGTCCTTCCAAAACACCGAAACCTCCACCGCATTCACAGGGGTAGTGCCTCGCAAATCCAACATACGATACTCCGCCGTCGGCACATATGTAATCCTCGTCTGGGACGATGTGCCTGTCGCACCTTGTAATTCAAAATCAGTCAAAACTGGTGCCGTCACGTTGTTATTACCCGATGAACGCAAATTACTACTCGTCGTCCCATCATAAAAATTGAAAATCGCTGGTTTTGATAATAGGGTATTTTGAACTGGCAGGAGCGATGTCGAAAATACAAGTGCGGATATGGGCGAAAATAAAATAGTCGTTGAATGCTCTTGTGGAAGTAAAATCTGCGGTATTGCCGTCACCGATGATGCGACTGGTGTAA